CTTTGAGTATTCCGCTCTGATATGTGCAATCAGAAACTCCAGCTTTTCGTCACTGTTTACTATCCACTGATCCATTCGACACCTCAACAAACTCAGACAGTGGAATACCGATGATCTCGCACAGACGTATAGCAGTAGATAATTTCATATCACGCGACTTCGTAAACCGATAGACCTGTTGCGTCTTGATGTCCATCCTGCGAGCGATAGACGCCATCGTAATGTCTCGGTTACGGATTATTTTCCTTAGAGCGTAGCCAGCATTAAAATGGGACATCAGCATCCTCCATTGCTTTTTTTGATCCTTGTTTCGTTTCTTGTTTCGGTTCTTCTTTCAGCTTTACTGCCAGCGAAAAGAACTTCCCTTTAGCGCCATCCTTGACCCAGCCGTTTAACCAGTATTCTTTCCCGTCAACAGTAATCGACCCCGTATATTCAGGATGACTGTCACTGGTCTTGCGTAGGTTCTTTCCCAGGATTCCTGAGTTGTCATATTTCATTTTCTACCTCCAAAAGTTCCGATTGACGTTTGATTGCTTCAAGTGCCAGATTCCATCCCTCTATAACAAACCCCTTGATCTCAGGTTTTTCGTCTTTCCATTTAATCCCATACTGCTTTTCGTACATAAACTCCAAGAGTGTCATTTTAATGCCTCACTCTGAACCCTGATGTCATTGAGCATCTTCACTAACAAATCTAATAACGTGGCCTGGTACTTCCGATCAGCCTCTACACGCACGATCAAAGGCCGCATGTCAGGATGGAATGAAATGAAGTCACACCACGGCCTGCCAGTTACCAACAATTGACCTTGAACCTGGGGAATGTATTTGGAAGGAATAACTCCATCCCGCAGATACTCTACATGCGTCCACGGCATGGGACATTTAATCTCGACAATCCCTTCAGCTACCAGCCCGTCAGGTGAACAGCCAAAGTCGTATTCTTCATGCAAACAAAACCCCACCTCCTCAACCGGCCCAGCAATCAAGGAGTAATACTCCCGTGCCTGCGGCTCTAGTTCTGTACCACGCTGCATTGCTGCATTCGGTTCATCAGAATCACAGGGTTTCCCCATGATCTTTTCAGCAATGAGCCGATTGGTATAACCCTCAATCTGAGTAGAAGGTTTCCCGCCGGGAGTGATGATCTTTTCAAAGTTACTGGCAGACGGTACACCCAGCCGAGCAGTGTACCATTCAGGAGTCCTCTGAGCGTGCGGCAGGATTCTCATTTAGCACCACGCTTTTTTTCGAGTGCAAACATCGCCTGCTCTAGATCCCTCTGCTTGAGCATGTCGATACAGTCAACTCGAAAATACCGGCAGAAAGCGATCACATCACTCTCAGTTTCTGAGAGTAGTTCAGACAACTTACGCGCCTGTTCAGGCGTAATATAAGAATCAAGACGGGCTTGTTCAGCAGGGGGCAGGTCTTCCCCTGCATATATGTAATGCCCAAGCCCATAAAGGGAAAGACACTTTACAAGACACCGCATCATTGCAGTATTCACTGCAAAAGAATCAGGGTTTGAGATAGCTTTGTTCCTGTGATCCATTACCGGAAGCCACATCTTGCGGCTGCACTCCCCTATAGTGACGGTACAAAAGACCATCACAGTACCATCAGGAAACGTCTGTGGGGTATCGAAGCTGTAGTTGGCTTCAGGGTAATGCTCCATCAGCACCCCCCATGCCCACGCCCATGACAGGTAGCTGAGATTGTTCTTTTTCTCGACATGCGCCGAGACGTCAATTTCAGACAGGGTAGTCCAGATTTGCTTGTACATGTTCAAGCCCTCGCTTGGTTAAGGAGGGCTGATTATATACCGTTTTCAATACTTGTATACGGTTTTCGACAATAATATATGCAAGACGGCTTAATACGACCCTGTTTTTATTAGGTTCGTGACATCGACAGATCGTTTGCCTACCTGTTTTGCCCATGCTGAATCCAGGAACTGGGCGGCAGCTTCAGGATAGTTTTTCTGCTCCATCGCAGCCAGTGCCTTCACGAAACCTTTCAGTCGCGTAATGCCGACATTGAACGTCAGATTAATCATCGCGTCTTTGCGTACATCATCCAGGCTTGAATACCACGCGAACGATTTAACCAGTTCTGCATCGACACGCTTGATGTCATTCGCCAACAGGTAGTCAATTTCATCTTCTGACAATCCCAAACCGCCTTCCTTGTCGATATTCCTGCCAACACCAACAGTCATTTTACCGGCAGTGCACAGGTAGCCGTGTTTCTTGACGCCCTCATGCAATCTCAACATGTCAATTAGTTTTGTCATTGGTATTAGATGCTCCAAAGTAGAACGAAATAATTGCAGACACCGTACCACCCAGCCAGCCTAGAATAAGGTTCACGATTTCTGGCGGGTTTTCATCTGCTGGGAGAAACGTCACGCTGAAAATATAGCCAAGAAATCCCGAAATGGTCAGCAGTGCAATGACTTTCGGTGTCCAGTCTTTTGCAAAGTGTTTTCTGGCGTCTTGTTTATCAGCAGTTTCCAGAGCAAAGATGTCAACATCCAGCTCTTTCATCTTTGTCGTAAACTCAAGCTCTGCTTTTTTAATCTCAGCAAGTTGTTCAGGAGTTGCCTGCCGCATAGCAGCATCAAGAGACACCACATCTGATTTACAACCCAGAACATCAGCGATAATTTTAGCCGCAGTCCCACCTATAGGCCCACCGAGAGCAGTGCCGAGCGTAGGAGCCAGTGCACCCACCAGCCCCTTGATTTTATCAAATCCACTCATGCGATCACCGCAATCACAAACGCAACAACAATCCCGGTAACAATCATGCCGATTCGATCATGTGACATCACCATGACATTATTGAAGATGAAGTCGCCAATTTTGATAAATACCTGTTTCATTCTTCTCTCCCGGAAAGTGGATTAGCTAATGTTTCTTGAATTTGTTTATCAACTGAACTTTGAAGATCGGATAGTTTGCTGTTTATCGAGGCCTCAAGTTCTTTGAGTCGTGCCTGTGTTTCCTTGTCAAACTGCCTGATCTGATCTTGCATATCTTTCAATGTCTGCTGAACATCCCTATCAGACCCCCTAGTCCTTGCATCAACAGCATCAGCCGTTTTCACAGCGTTTGATACTGAAGCCTGAAGATTCCCAGATATATAATCCAAGGTCTCCTTGTTCGTCTGCGTAAGCCTTTCTACGCTTTCCATCCGCTCAAGCAAGACAGAGAGTCTTTCATCATACGAACTCAAGTCAGGGGAAACATAGTTAGCAGTTGCTTCCTTCATGTCAACAAACTGCGAGTAAAGCTCAAATCCTCCCCACAACGCACCGCCAGCAGTACCAACAACAGGAACAATTATAGCTAACCATGCAGACCTGAAATTGACTTTCATTCCACCAACGTCTAGCTCAATACCTTTTTTTTCTTCATCGTTCATATTGAGAGTCTCGCAGCTTATTCCACACAGAGTCATTACTCATGCGGTACATCATTAAATTGTTGTCTTGCAGTTGTTTTTTATACGGCGTTTCTGATTTGTAAAATTGTGGCTGGGCAGGAAGTTTGCTTTGCTTGTATTCAGAAACATCTACCTGACCAATTTCATCAGCAGCAGACTCCTTGGATTCTGACTGTTCCTGGGCCGGTTGTGGCGTTTCAGCAATAGCACCCATCATCATTATTTGAGACTCAGGACTAAAGAAGTTATCAGCTTGAGCTACGTTAACTATTTCTGTTGGCGATTGTGATATTAACTGCTCAAACGATCCAATCTGCTCAATCTCATTGACAGTAATTTCTTCGCTATAGATTTGTTCTTCCTGGGTGTCTTCAGTAATATCCTGCGCATACTCATCTGATTGAATAAAGCTAAATGGATCAAGTAATTCTTCCGTATCTCTAGCAATCTCCTGCTTTTCAACTTCTTCAGCTACTTCGCTAGATACTTCGCTAGTTAATTCATCAGTTACTTCGTCAATTACTTCGTCAGATACTTCCTCGACTACTCCTCAATTACTTCCTCAATTACTTCCTCGACTACTTCTTCTATTTCATCAGATACTTCTTCTTCTACTTGTCCAGATACATCAGGAACAACGTCAGGAAGGAATGACAGGTCGATAGGTGTGAATTCCTCCTCAACCTCCATGCCAAATTCATAACCTGTATAGCCGTACTGCGCTATGTCTTGACCAAAAAATATTTCATAGCTGTTGGTAAAGCCTTTATATCCACCAGTTGCAACGTGATATCGGAGATTCGGCATTCCACCGTACAAAATAGAAAACGTATCTCTGTTGGTCAGAGCGATCTGGAATGTGAACTGTTTGGCGGTTCCATATTCATTAGTTCCAATCCATGTCGCAATAAACGCATCATCTGTTTTCTTGATGTATGGATTTACGCTACTGATTAAATCCGTCCACACTCCATAGATACCTATAGGAGTGTTCGGACTGTTTATAGGATTACCATTGCAACACAGGTGATTTCCGTCTGTGAATGAAAGAAACCCATTGCTTGAAACATAAACCTGAGTAAACGTCTGGTTATCAAACGTGAAATCAAAACCTATATTCGTGAGAACACTACGGTCGTCACCAAGGTTTAATGGAGTGGAGTCCGTAAAGTCTAAAAGACCTGTGACGTAGTTAACGTCATACTGCCCGAACGCTATTGAGGGAAATAGTAGGCTAATGATTCTTTTCATTGCCGGGTACTTTATCTGGATTGTTCAACCATGCTTGCTTGGCCTCATCACCTATAAGTCCCTCATACGGACACGGCGTGCCTGCCATCATCATTGAATTCCATACCCGTTCGTCCTGGCACAACAAGGAAACAGAAGCTACCCTCATTCCCATATCGTACAGCGTCTTGCTCAACTTAATGCGTTCGCAGTTCTCATCCCTTTTCTGCCTGCCTACCGACAATCCAAGAATCTGCGTCTGTACTGCACCACTTACACCACTAGCGCATACATCCTGGGAATAGCTCATCATTGATGGAGCCATCGCAGACGGTGGTGGTGTACGGATAGTTTGGTCTACTACGCCTTCTGAGTAGGAATTATTATAGTTAGTTGCGTTAACAGTATCGGTATTCCTGTTGTCGTTGATATTCTTCATCTCGCCAGTGGTTTTCATTTCGGTTTTCATTTCACCGAAACTTTCCGAATAGTTACTGTTCACGTTATTGTTGGTTGCAGTGCCACTCTGTACGTTGTAGTTAACCGCTGTACTGGTGGAGCGATTATTCGTAGTGACTTCGCTGATGCTGTTTACATCACTGGTAGAAGTGCTGACGTTTGTATTAACGCTAGTATTGACGTTCGTGTTGACGCTAGTGTTGACGTTTGTATTTAAGTTTGTATTTACGTTTGTATTGTTTGTAGTTGAACTATTCGTAGCACTACTAGTCGTATCGTAAATGTAGGTTCCCTGGGCAAGAGATAGGCATGGAGCAAACAATGCAATAACAAGTATGCGCGTATTCATTTATCCACCTTGCTATCTAGCCGATCAAATATTTTGTTGAGCATGTCTTTTATGTCTCGCATGTCCGCCTTGTGGTCGTCTTTGGCAACGTAAACGTGGGGCATATCACGAACGTCAGTGTCCAAACGGTCAATCGCTGTGTATATGCGACTAAGCGTCCATCCACCGAAAAATGCGGCGGCGGTAATGGCTAGGTTGAACA